CTAAGAACCGTTCAAAAGTTACTGACACCTATATTGCTGCGGCTGTTCAAGCTCGTGGATATCCTGTAGAAACAGGTGCTCCTGAGATGCGCGGCTGGCGACCTTGGCGAAAAGGTGCTCTTGACATTGTGGGGCAGATTTTTAACGTAAGTCGAGCTGATGTCCTTGCATGTGTTAGATCATTTGCATCCGATGTGATTAGAGAACTGTCTCCAGATCAATTTAAAGAAATGATCGTACTGGATAATGATGCCACACTAAATGGTCTTACTGGTGTAAAGTTTATTGATAAAATGAACCGTAAAACATCTATGGGCTTCCCGTGGCGGAAAAAGAAGAACTGTTTTCTTAGCACCCCTTGTTTCTATGAGGAGTGGCAAGATTATGTTAGATTTGATGATTCATTTTATGAACGCGTCGATCGCATTATTGCTACTTATCGTAGTGGAAGACGACATATGCCAGTGTACATTCAACATTTGAAGGATGAGCCTCGCGCTCTCGAAAAAGTTGCTGATGGTAACACTCGTATTTTTGGTGGTGCTCCAGCAGATTGGAGTTTTGTCATGAGAAAATATTTGTTATCTTTTGTTCGAGTCGTTCAAAATAATAAGTATATTTTCGAGGCAGCTCCAGGAACAAATACTACGTCGTATGAGTGGGATGAAATGTATCATTACTTGACCCAATTTGGGCCTGATAGAATGATTGCAGGTGATTTCTCTAAATATGATAAGCGTATGTCTGGAGTCTGGATTTTGGGTGCCTTTAACTTTATTGTGCTACTTTTGCGACATGCAGGTTGGCCTGAGGAAGATATTATTGTCATCCTTGGTTTAGCAGAAGATGTTGCATTTCCATTGTGCGATTTCAATGGTGATTTGGTTGAATTTTGGGGATCTAATCCCTCAGGTCATCCACTTACCGTTATTATCAATTGCATTGCACATTCCCTATATATGAGATATGTTTGGCTCATGGTGGGACTGATGTTGGAGTTGTTTAGGCAGTTTGTTGCTCTCATGACTTATGGAGACGATGATGTCATGAATGTAAGTGAAACCATTGTTAACTATAATCATACTGTTATTCAAGAAGTTCTTGGAAAAATTGGTGTGAAGTATACGATGGCTGATAAGGAGAGTAACTCAGTACCTTTCCTACACATGGATGATATCGTCTTCTTGCAGAGAGCATGGAGATATGATGAAGAAGTTGGAAGTCACCTGGCAGCTTTAAATGAGAAGTCGATTGCTAAAATGCTTACTAAACACATACCATCGAAAGTGGTGTGTGAGGAGCAGCACGCAGTTGATATCTTACAAAACGCGCTTCGTGAGTATTTCTTCCATGGTCGAGAGATCTTTCAGGAACACCGAATTATGTTTTTGGAGATAATTGAAGAATGTGATTTACACGCTTTCTTCACAGAATTTCCAACGTATGAGGAGTTTAAGCAGGAATATATCGATAATTCGATCGATGTGTGGCCTACTGGAAGATGTCCTCTATGTTAGAGGAACCCCCGGGCGTCTGATATAACGTCCATTAAACCAAAATATATCCGTAAGGTGATAGTTACTTAATGAGTTAATACGGTCTACAAAAGACTCATGATAGGATCACCGCGATCTCCGCACGGGCG